ACGCAAAGAAACCTAAATAGTTAAAAAAGTTGTGCAATGGCATATCGCATAGAAAAAACTAGCATAGTTGCTAATGTTGGAACTGTATATTACAAAGGTGGTAATGTATGGGATGAGGCATTTGATAACAGAAAACTTTATGCAACTGAGGCAGCTGCAAAAGCAGAACCATATATCTTTGATAGATGGGAAAGTTCTACAGTAGTTAATGAAGGATAATGAAAAGTTTTAGTAATTTTTCAGAAAACTTAGATGATAAAAAAAAGCAATTGATGCAGAA